GGGTCGTTTCTATTTCATGTCCAAAGTGATTATGGGATAGACCAATGTTTTTGACATCAAATCCAATGCAGCCACAATGGTGAATGAGCCAGCGGCTGTCACACGCAGAAATCAACAAGGCTATTGGGTCACGGTGAAAAAGGATTTTGCGAGAGATCCTGATGTGTCTGCAGGGGTGAGAACTTTAGATTATTCCAAGGTGAACTCATACCTGAAGAACAAAAGGGCCGCTCTCGGATCATCTTTCACGGTTTCTCAACTGCTTGAGTGTATTCCTTGGGAGGCTTGGAATATAACTCCTCATTCATTTAATTCAGCGTTATCGAATGACTTTGTCAAGAATGACTTTACTCTTCTTGATTTGGCTCGCAAGGTGGCTGCTGAATATACTGTGAGGAGTGCTGAGCACGTCGAGGAAGTTACCGAGCTACAGGACTGGGCAACTGACATTGCCAAGTGTCTTGTAGACGAGGAAACAACTTCCCCCGTAGTGTCGCAGAGTGGTTTTGATCTACCCGGCAAAAGTGATCTCGAGGCGTGGGCGCTTGATAGCGTGTCTTCTGAGATCATTGCCGAGTTGCCTAGCTCTCTGGATGGGAAACCCATCTTGCGTAAGATCTGCGTGCCGCAGACATACGCTCAGAGGTATCCTAATGCCAGCGTGGAAGGTGAGATTCCAACTTGTGATACTCCCAAGATTGAGACGTGGGAGGAGAGGATGGATCGGAGAGCCCGTTGGATCGACGAGAAGATCAAGGGGGAGCGTGCCCGTCGCGATTGGATAGGTGACGCTTTGAACAAGATGGCCAAGTGGTGTGATGCAAAAAAGCTACCAGCTGTTTTGAAGAATGCCATTTCTTTCATTGATGTTCATGATGTTGAACACTTTGAGACTGGCACAGATAAGACCACCGTTTTTTGGAGGAATTTCTGTCGTCTTGTGAGGCTTGGTCTTCTCGGGTTATTGGTTGGATGCCTGGTTAAATTATCCAAGGCGTTGGTCGGTTTGGTTTCAGACGTCTTTGAGCGGATGTTCGGCCGTGTTAAGAGTCAATCTAACATGCCCGATTCCCCGCGTACAAAGAAGGGGGATATTTCTGTTCCCCGCCTATACCCACAATTGGGTAATCCGCCCCAGGATTCACACGCTAAGAGGGCATTTAACAACACATACAAGATTTACCTCATGAGGGATGGGGCCCCGGTTATCCTGGGTCAGATTCTCTTCATTGAGGGTGATTTGTGTATTATGCCCTCCCATTTCCGCAAGGAATTGCGTGAGGAGACTGGGAATCCCATGATTCATTTCATGTCCAGTCAGCAGACACACTTCAGCACCAAGATGCCATTGAAGAAATTTCTCGATTTGAAGGGCATTAGACCCGTCGACACCGACGTTGAGTTTGTGAAATTTGAGCGTTCAATGCTCAAAGCACACAGGTCGATAGCCCATCATTTCCTGAGGGAGGCGGACTTGAAGTCGTTCTTTAAGGATTCATGCCACAATGTTCGTTTGGACATAGCGCGCATGGACAAGAATGGCGACAAGTGGGACCTCACGAAGACCACTTATACCAGCAATGTGTGTGAGTGGATGCAGGAGGGACATATGGTTCAGGGTCTTGGTGTGATTCGCGGTATGTGCAGATACGAGATGCCAACTATCGTCGGCGATTGTGGAGCTCCTTTGGCTCTTTGTGAGCCACGGTTCTTTGGAGGACGAGCTATTATTGGCATTCATATTGCGGGTAAGACCGGGCGCTTGGTGCGCCATGGTTACGCGCAGGTCATTTCAAGTGATCTCATATACCATGCGCGTTCTGAATTGGACACGTATGTTGATGATCTGGAGGAGACCACCCGTATGAGTGGCGTTGATCTCAAGGAGGTAACACCTGAAGTGATGGAACGCTTGGAGCAGAGCGGTCTCTTAGGAGGCAGCTTTTTGCCATTAGGGATGGTAGAGAAGGAGCAGGCTGTTCACATGAACAATGAGACGAAATTGTTTCTGTCTCCGCTTGGAGAGGATCAAGTTTTTGGACCTCCACCGACGCTACCAGCCCATATGGGCCCAGTTCGTACGCAAGATGGGGTTATATTCCCGATGGTCAAGGCCATGGAGGCATACCAAGCTCCACTTGAGATTCGAGAGATACCCAATATGGAGGCTATAGTAGAGATGGCCATGAAGCCACATTGGGCCAACACGCAGAGACATGGACGCCACATCCTCACATTTGAGGAGGCTGTGGTTCCTCGCGAAGGGATGAAATTGAAACCCATACCCCGTGGAACTTCATCAGGCTATCCGTTTCGTATCGAGGGCATTGTTGGCAAGTTTGATTTCTTTGGCGCTGAGGGTGACTATGACTTTAGTTCACCACAGTGCGAGAGATTACGTAGGCTTGTTGACAGACTCGTATACGATGCGCGTCAGAATAGCAGATCGTGCGTGATATTCACAGACTTTTTAAAGGATGAGCTACGGCCCCTTGAGAAAGTCAAGAATGTCGTCTCTAGAGCCATTTCTGGAGCGCCGCTTGATTATGTTATTGCTGTGCGTATGTATTTTGGATCTTTTATCGCGGCTATGTTCGACACGTTCGTTGTGAACGGAATGTCGCCCGGTATAAATCCGTACACAGATTGGCACCTTTTGGCTGAGAAGCTTCAATCCAAGGGTAAGAATATATTTGGAGGAGATTTCAAGCGCTTCGATGCGTCGGAGCAACCGTATCTTTTCGAATATATTCTTGGGTATATAAACCGCTGGTATAAAAAGAGCACCTATTGGTGCCAGGCCGATGAAACATGTCGCAACGTTTTGTGGCTGGACTTGATCCACTCTCGCCATTTGGCGGGGGTTGATACCAAGTCGGACATATTGTTGCAATGGAATAAATCTCTGCCTAGTGGGCATCCGCTCACTACGGTTGTGAACTCAATGTATTCCCTCATCACCATCACCGCTTGCTACGCGAGCTTGACAGGAGACCACACGGATATGTGGGATAATGTCTTCATCAACACCTACGGGGATGACAATGTCAATTCCGTAGTTGACAACTTGACCGGCGTCTTCAATCAGGTCACGGTGTCAGAGAAGATGAAGGAATTATTTAACATGGATTATACCTCCGACAAGAAGGGCCAAGAGCTCATTCCGTTTGAGGACATAAGTACTGTGACTTTTCTCAAGCGCACATTTAAGCGATGCGATGAGATTGACGGCGGCTGGATAGCGCCACTTGACGTGAATAGCTTCCTTTACGTTCCTTATTGGCTGCGTAGCCATAGGGAAATGAGGACTGCTATGCTTGACAACGTGAAGCACATGCTTGGTGAGCTGAGCTATCACGGAGAACCGCTGTGGTCAAAGTACCACTCTATGTTAGAGAAATGGTACGATGAAAATGACCTTGTAGTCCCTTTTCATTCGCGCGAGTCCGCTTTTCAGTGGATGAAGACGCGAACCTCAGTTTGGTTCTAACACATATACGGGCATTGGGTCGGAAAATATGCTACCGAGCCCCCGATGTTGTCAGGATAACACCTGTGGACATTGTGCCTTACTACTCAGACCATGTCAGAGAACGGTAGCGCTTCCTTGTGCTATGAGTCTAGCCAAGGTCGAACATAGTGACTCCCTGATAATGAACAAATAGTTGATGAAGTGAAGTGTGCCGAAATAGACGGCCTCACTATAAACTCCGCACCCGAAAGCACGGGTGTCATGTCCTTTGTCCAGGAGGCGGGTACGTGCGTCGAAGTTCCGGCGAACGATACTGTCTCTTTTATAGAAGGTACTAGTGATGTGCAAGACCTAAAAGAGTATTTTAGGCGTCCTCGGACGTTAGTTGCCGGAAGTTTGTCTACCGTGCAAAC